GGATGAAGAGGATGACTATAGCGATGTGGATTTGAATGAATTGTAATGAATTGTATTATTATTTGTAAATAAAAAAATAATAATAGGAAGAATGTTTATATCCATATAAAAATATATGTGCAGAATTTTTTTAATTATCAATACAAAAAACAAAAAAGAAAAAGTGATGGAGTTTTTAAGCCAATCGACACAAAAAATAAAAAATACACCGGGAGTGGATAATTCCTTCGAGAATTCTTTTCATTTGGATGGATATGGATTTAGTTGGTTATCAAATAAGAAATGGAGAACCTATAAATCCCCTGAACTGTATCTACAGGACGCCCATTTAGAAAAACAACTTCCAAAAATATTGAAATCCAATACCGTGATTGGTCATATACGCAATAAAATATATGGAAAGGCATCCAAAGAAAATACACATCCTTTTTTTTTCAAAAACCAAGTATTTTTTCACAATGGATTCGTAAAAGATTTCATGAAACACAAAGAGGAAATCATGGCAAAAATACATAAAAAATACCATTCTCATATAAAAGGTGAAACGGACAGTGAATGCCTTTTTTATTTATTTTTAACAATCAAAGATTTCATCGCCGCGCAACCAAAAACAGACCAATTTATGGTGGATATTTCAAAATTATTTTTTCAGACGTTGAGAGAGATGAACCTGAGTTGCTTAGTGAATATTATTTTTGCGGATGACAAATACATCGTGGTATCAAGATATTCTATATTGATGCATACGACTAAAGATTCGAATCTGTCATTGTATTATGATAACACGGAAGGAGTTGTCATTACATCCGAGCCAATTACCACTAACTATAAATTAGTTCCTGAGAACTCGATTCTCATTATGGAGCATTAGTAGTTATTGGATGTATATACATTACCATTTAGAATAGCATATAGGTATGCCCCGATAAAATAAAGGATTTGTTGGAGAATATTGATATAGAAAGGATATAGGGCAAAAACAATAATCATAGCGATTTTCATATTTCTACTCATCGTCGTATTTACAGCAAATAAAACATAAACGAGTCCTACTAAACATACATAAAATATAACGAATATATAAACATAGGTTGCTTTTAAAGATATTATTTTCTCTGACTGATAATTTACTTTTTGTATGTCGGTAGAAAAAATTTCTGTATTTTCTTTTATTTGATTGGTTAATAGATTATTTTGTTGTTGAACTGCGTCAAATGAAAAGTCCAAGCCAGTCAATTCTGTTTTTTTCAAATAATCCGCTTGTTTTTCTAATTGATTGTGAATGATACTTTCGTCTTTTTTATAACCGCTATAGTATGTGCCATATAAATTTTGATATGCTTTTGAAGAATTAGAAAGACCACTCTTATCGTCGTATGTTATCCTTGTAGCATTAGGGTCAACTGTACCTTCGGATGGAACACTTACAGTATTTCCATCTTCAGCCTTAAGGTCTCCATCAATTTGAGCAGCTAATGTCGTGTTTTGAGCAGCTAATGTTGAATTTCGCATTCTTTCATCAGAAATTTGTTTTTTTAATTTCTGAATGTATCTATCTTTTCCTGGTGTCGATACACTTCCAGTTTTTATAAAATTACCAACACCTTTAAAGAAAGCTTTTAAAGAAAACGGTTTTCTTCCCATAGAATATATAATAATTATAGTATAAATAATGATTATATATTATAATTGTAAATAGTTTACATATTGTCTTGCCTATAATTACTTACCTATTAATGGTGAATAGTTGTCATATTGACTTGGTGCATAAGGTTGTACATTCGACCCTAAAGAAACGAATGATTCTATAGGGGAGGTGTAACATGCCTGTGTCTTTGGAATACATACATGTCCACATACTTGTTTTCCTTGGGATTGACAAGTCCCAATATCTATATTTGCGGTTAAAACCGTACCATTTTGATCTGTTTGATACACCTTACCAGAGCCAAGCGAACTAACTAGTGGAATACATTTAAGTATTCCAGTTTCCCAATCTGTGACATTAGGTACACAACAATCTTGTCCAACACAATTATTCGGATTTCCAGTTATTGCAAGTAAATCACCTGATTTCGCTGCAGCAGCTTGTGCGGCTATAGTATCTGTAGAGGTTACAGTGGTAGGCGCAGGTAAATTCAATTCATCAAAATTCGTATTGTCGCGACTATAAATAGACATTACTAATGTGTATACATAAATACAAGTTACACCAACAAGTACAATAGTTGAAAAATCAATAATTGAATCGGGAACAACCGGAAAAAACTGTTTAATTTTAATAAGTATAATATAAAAAACGAGAGCAAAAACGAATACAATAATAATATAAACATACTGTGCTTGTTTTTTTCTATAACTGTCGTTTAAAGAGACAATTCGTTTTGTTTCAAAATCTTTTATATCAATTTCACTTTGTTTCCGCTCTAAACGTCTTCTTTCATCATTTAAAATATTATTTAAAGTATTTTGTTGTGATAATAAACCATTCGAATTATTGCTTATATTTCCATATTGTTTATTTATATTATCTAATTGAGTTTGTAAACTTGAAAACTGTGTTGTTAGGTCTGATGAATTAAGTATATTACTTAAATATACGCTTTGAAGTTGTAATAATCCAGATAAATCAAAAGACATTATTTATACTATAAATAAATATATTAATTTGTATTATAAATAACTAATAAAAATACACTTATACACTACTTAGTAATATAGCAGTTACCAATAAAGTAGCCGTAGTGATTGTTCCAATAATATACATATTATTTTGTTGAATGATTAATTCGTTTAAATCATCGTTCGCCGCTTCTAAAATACTCTTTTTATTGTTGTTATTAAAATTACTATCACTAAGTTCTGCATGACTATAGTGAGAAAGTTTATTATTAGACAAATCATCTCGTATACTATAGAATTGAGTTACATTGTTAGAAAAATCAGTACTTTGGTTCTTCAAAGCATTCAATGTATTTGAATAGTTTGCAGCAGATTGTATTAAAGGATTTATTTTTTGTGTTTTAATAAAATTATAACAACCTGCATCACCACAATCGTTAGTATTATATGTGAATCCTTCTGTATTTTGTCGATAACCTTGAAAATTATCGAAGCTACCGACTAGTGTCTGTAACTTTTGTTGACATAGTTTAAATGGTTGAGATACATCAATTCCTGCCGGAGTATCTGATTGTATCATTCCTAAATTATAACTTGTTGATGGATATAAATTATTATAGTCGGTCCCTGATACAGCTTTACTTGACGAAACATAATAATCTGTTTTGTTTGATGTCAGTTTTATTCGTTTGTCTTTTATATATAAATTAGAAGAAGATATATCTGTAGGTCCTGTAAGTCCTTGTATATCATTAAACATAGATGGAATTGTAATATAAGTTTGATTACTCACAAAATTACACCATTTTTTACCATTGTTTGTTTGATAAACATAAACTCCACCACAACTGTCATTTTTATTACAGTTACTCTGACAGGTTGATGTTATACTAGAAATACTTGTATTAGTATCTTGTAATATAGAATTATCTCCAGATGTTGGAGCAATATTAGTAAATTGACTATAACTATTACTAGCAGTAGATACTAAAAATCTACTATCATTAGGAACAATACGGTGTTTTTTATCTTTGTTAGTTATATAAATCATTTTATTCATTCTATAATCGCTTCTTATATTGTACATAAATCTAGAAGTACTATTACTAAGTGAATATGTAAACGGTATATTATTTGAATCAACCACAGTATTCGAAGGTATCTTTTTTGCACGTTGAATCACTAATTGACCTTGAGTTGTCATTTTTAATTTATATTTATAATCGCTACTGATTAAATAATTGTTTTGGTCAATTCTATTGTTACTTGTTAAAATACTTGATCTATTATTTTTGGTTTTATCATTGTACCAATTTTTACAAGCAATGTTATCGGTGTACGCAGTACTAGAAAAAAGCGAAGTTACAAGAGTAGTAGTATTACTTTGTGTCCTATATATCATTAATGTTACTGTACTACCATCTGAGTTTGAAGTAAGTTGTAATCTATGTTCATTAGATATATTATTTAATGGAGATATACATTTTATTAGAGCATTTGTACTATTGTATAAACAAAATCCGAGTGGACCTAATAATGCATAACTTCCTACACCATCAGATTTCCATATAGTTTCATACTCGACATTATTTGTCATTGTTGTAGAATTTGTACGGTCAATTAATTGTATTTGTGTTGTAGTAGTTGTATCATTAGGATCTGTAATATAACAATTAAATAATTTTTTTGCAGTATTTTGTGATGAATTTTCAACCAATGCAAAATATAGTTGTTTTTGTTTATATAATTTATTATCGGATGTTGTTATAGTATAAAGGTAACTCGACATGTCAGTACCTGTAGAAGACTTCATGGTTAAGTAGAAATCTGCACCACCATAATTTTGTCCAAATAGTATTCTTATTGGGGTAATTGTGTTGGCGTATAACCTTGTTGTTGTTCCATATCCTCGCATACCATGCAAACCTCCATTCTTAATATCTGCATTATCAATAGTATAATCGTGTAGAGCTTTATTTCTAATCCATAAATAACTAGCATCATCGCTCGTTATAGTGAATGTTATATCAATATAATCTGAGCCACCTATATCAGTGCCATTTATTATGATATAACCAAACCATTGTACTGAAAAAGGGTTACCTCTATTAGTAACTGTAGTATTAAAATCCTGTATAGTATTGAGACTAATTGTGGTGGAAAATCCATTACTAGGTATTGTATCGTTAGGAATATTATTTATGAAAAGTGTAGGGTCATCATTGAAATAAATATTTTGAAGAATATTACAAGCAAGACCTTTTTTTATTAATAGTTTACCGTTGTTTATATCTTGTAGTTCATCAGATATAATGTTACTTATCATAGTTCCTAATGCTAATTTAATAGTTTGAATTGTATATAATCTTCCTGGATAGCTTATCTCTTTCAACTTCCATTGAGAACTATTATTTTCATCGAGAGTAAGAGATCCTACAGGAGTACAAGTAATTACGTCTGTAGTTGGAAGATATTCTACAAACGCTTGAGAAGTATTAAAATCGTTGAATGCATCACCACATGTTTTTTTTATACTGTCACGAGCAAAATTACCTTGGTCGCGAGCTACTCCTAGTGGGTTTACCATAACTTATATAATAGATATATTTATTTTTATATTTAGTCACTCACATATAAAAATAAAATAGTCTTTGTGTAGAAACATTTCTTAAATAGAATCAAAAATATTATAGTTTTATAAAGATATAGTAAATCAACGATGTTGCTAAAATAGTCAATATTATACTAGTATACATAGTAGAATCGTATTTTGCTTTATACATACTATACACGGAATCATTCGAATGATTTATTTCTTTCATTTTTAAATCTAATTCATTTCTTTTATTTTGAATCTGATTATGAGTTGTTATAAGTGTATTTATAGATGGTATAGATGTAATGGTTTCACTACTATTTAAACTACTTTTTAAAGTGTCTACTGCATTTTTTAATTTCATAATACTATTACTTGCATCGTTCAATTTTGAAGTACAGCTACCTTGACTACTTAAATTTCCTAATAGACAACTATAGTAAAGGTTTAAATTTTGATTGACTGTTCCTTCAAGCTCGTATATTGTATTACCATTCATTGAAAGTAAACACGTATTATCATTACAAGTAAATTTATTATTAACAAAATCTATATTTTTGATTGATGACATACCTAATATATTATTTATTACTATAATAAATTGCGAGTAATAAAATAACAACACCTATTCCTAAATTGATCGTTTTCATATATTCAATCGTATAAATCGCCTTCGAATCTTCGTAATTTTGGTCACTTCCTAAATGATTATTTTGTAATTGATTGATTCTTGTCGCATTCTCTTTGTTTTTGCACAATTCTTTCTTGTAACAATTCATACTCAAATCATGCCATTGTTTCCATTTCGGAAAATCACTCGAATAGGTAGTACTGTTATTATTATTTGTATCGATAACACTTAAACATGTCTGCATACAAGAAACATTACCGATTGTATCACATATGCTATTACCAGTTTCAGTATTGACAGCCACACAGTTACCTACCTCATTTAAAAAATCTTTACTTGGTGTAGGGAACGATACACAACTTGCATCCGGAATAATTACAAAATCGGTAGTTGGGTCATTGCATAATGCATCGGTAGGCATTAAATCATTTGCCGTTACATAAAAATAATCAGTAGGTGAAAAACTCACAGTAACATGACTCATTGATGACATTGTTTATTCGCTATATTTATTGTATATATTATGAGTATACCTTTTCATTATAATAACAAACCCATATTTTTCTAAAGTAAGGAAACAATTATACACATATTCTATAATAGGGCGTCACCAATGCAGTGGCACTCGTTCTCATAAACTTGGCCACTTCACCTGGTCGCATTGCAATCGCAAGAGCAACGGGGTCAAATCTCGATATTTCGGGTAAAAGGGTCAATTCTTTTAGATTTAATTTCTCTTTCAATTCCCTTACTTCGGTTTCGTTCATGATACTTACTTGAGGTACCAAATTGTGTTTTAATATATTGAATTGAAGCCGTTTTATATTATGAATTACCACAAATATCTGATGTCGCTCATAAATGTATTTCACCTTATTGATAATTGTTTCATTGGGTTCTTCATCAATTATAATAATGAGGGTATCTCGTTTTGACAAAACATTTTCAATTTCATATAAATCTTCCACAATTGTATCTAAAGTCGCCGGACGAATCTGCTTTGAACCCGTTTTTGGAGAAAAATAGTATTTGATGTATACTTTTTTTTCATTTTCAGAGTGTGACAATAACATATCCAATTGTGAATTGACATACATAGCATCGACTTCATTGATACTAAATGTATTATAGTCTGCTACCGCATATTTCAATCTTTCCATATGGTCCAATATAGTGATTCGTGACTTGTAGATAGACAAAATACGATTGCTTGATGTTCCTGACATTTCTATTATGATATAGGTTATTATATATTTATATCCTATCCTTTTTAATTCAATTTTTCGATATTTTCAAGAATACAGATATACTATCTATGTAGTCTTGAAAAAAGGAGGGGGGTCGCTTAGGATTACACTTTTTTGATAACGAGTTTACTAAAATCGAGGGGAGCTTCATTCATTCCGGGGATATTCTCCGCAGGAGGTAACATAGAATTCATTTCTTGTCCGAATGAGCCTTTCCTATCTGTATCATTGATGGATTGCTGTGATTTTCCTTCCACCGAAGTGTCAATCGAATTATCTGGGCCATTCACGATTTTAATCACAGGGTTGACTTCAATGTTTGGCATTCCGTTGTTCATTGGATTTGTTCCCATACCCATTGCATTCATTCCCATGCCCATTCCATTCGGCATTTCATTATAAGAGTATGATTCTCTTTGTATAGGGTAATTATTATCATAGACAATATCTGAAGGGCGGAATAAATCACAAGGCGATACTACTTTTATACTGTCTTGTATATCATTTAATCCCTCTAGGTCATGGGTTTCAATCGTTATATATTCTCCTCCACCAGTATCTTTGACAAACCATTGACGGTCTGCTTTTGACCCACCCCCTCTTAAAAATACGGTTTCGCCGCGTTGAAATTCTTTGTTGCTGACTGCATTCTCTGGTGGTGGTGTCGAATCTGGCGTACGAGGACCATATGCTTCGGGTGGAGGCATATCCGGACTTCGAGGGCCATACGGTACATCCATTGGCGGACCGGAATCCGGACTGCGTGGACCATAAGGCGTAGATGGCGGAGGCATATCTGGACTGCGGGGACCATACGGTACATCGGTTGGCGGACTGGAATCCGGACTGCGGGGACCATAAGGCGTAGCTGGTGGAGGCATATCCGGACTTCGGGGGCCCAATAATGAAGGCGGTGACATATCTGGACTACCATCGTAATACATTCTTCCATCGGGTGTTCTAGCCCGTTCTGTTTTCCGGCTTTCCGTTAATTGCTGTTTTGTTAATTCAACGAGTTTGGCAGGAGTCATATTCTCTATTTGAGTTAATTTCGAAATATTTTTGGAAAAAGATAGGTTCTCCAACTGTTCAATATTATCTTCCGTAATCAATCTCATTTGAATATTTGCTGTTTGTAATTCCTGTAAAAGTAGTTTGAATGTATAAGGAACACATACAATACTAAAATGACGCCCAAATCGGGTAATGTTCTCGATGTGCATGTCTTTTCCATCCAAAGAGCCAATAAATTGTATAGGACCATCCGCCATAGGCCTCATAAAGAGATTCTTAGAAGGATTATATACCGCCATCCTCCCAGTTTGATTGCATACGCCCATAAAATACTTATCTCCACGTTCCAACATCGACTCCCGTAAAAAGTTATTCATACCATGAGATATGAGAACATCACGTTCCATTTCACCAATGCGCAATCCTCCATCATTTGCACGTCCACTTACTGGTTGTCGAGTGAGAGCCGTCATTGGTCCTCTCGCCCGATAATTTATTTTATCTTTTACCATATGTTTCAAACGCATATAGTAAGTCGGTCCTATAAAAATGTTGCTTTCGATTTGTTCTCCAGTCATTCCATTATATAAGAGTTCATTTCCAGAAGAATGGAATCCTACTTTGGTAAGATATTCCCCAAACAATCCTATTTTGGAACCTTTGTTATCGAAAACAGTACAATCGCCGAATCCTCCATACATCGCACATGCTTTTCCAGTAATACATTCTACTAACTGACCGATGGTCATACGACTCGGTATTGCATGGGGATTTATAATGATATCGGGTCGTATCCCGTCCTTTGTAAACGGCATATCTCTCTCGGGAATTATCATACCCACTGTTCCTTTTTGACCAGAACGCGAGGCAATTTTATCACCCAAATTTGGAATGCGGATTTCTCTTAGACGTACTTTCGCGATACGTTCTCCCTCTTCTCCCTCTGTAATAAAGGATTTATCGACCACACCCAACTGTCCTTTTTTGGGGGTTTTCGAACCATCGACGCGAACACTCTTGTTCTCAATACTATTTGATGTAAGTCCAATCAATACTGTTTTATCATCTACCATCGTATTTTCACGAATAATTCCATACTTATCGAGTTTGCTATAATCATATCCGGGTTTGGTACCGACTACATTCGATTCCATTTCTATATTGGTAAATTTTTTATCTATCATGGTATCGGCGTTTTTACTGCTTTCTTCGTGGGTTTCATACACTGTATAATAAGTGGTATTGAACATTCCTCTCTTAATCGATGCTTCATTGATGAGAACCGAATCCTCCATATTGTACCCAGTATAGCACATAATTGCGACAATTGCATTTTCTCCATACGGGTTCTCTTCATTGTTTATATATTTGAAATACTTTGATTTGATTAGTGGTATTTGACCATTGTTTAATACGACCGCGGTTTTGTCCATACGCACTTGATAATTGGTATGATACATAGAAACCGCTTGTTTACTTTGACCACATGAGAACGAATTACGGGTGGGTGGATTGTTCTCTGGGAAAATAATTTGATTGCACATAATACCCATAATCAACGATTCATGAATTTCTAAATGTGTATATTTTTTATTGCCTTTTTCAAACTCCTCTTGTTTTACGGCAATGAGCGCGTTCTCACTTTCACTGGGGTCGATATAATCTATAATGGCTTGGTCTTTTAAAAACTTTTGAATTCTCGCAGGATTCGATTCCGATGTAACCCCCGTATACAACTCATTCAATTCATAAATACGCGGTAAATCTTTCTCAAATGATTGTATTTTCTTTTCATTGAAACCGGTCGTTAAATCTGACCAATTGAATTGGCCTGTTTTCAACTTGTCCATGATATCTTTGTCATCGAAAGACAGTTTACCGGTTTCTGAATTTACATAAAAAATGGGGCGACATAGACGACCCGCATCCGTATATATGAAAATAGTGTTTAATTTTATTTCGAAGGTTGCACTCGTAAAGGAGGGAATCAAAGCATTTCTCCGGAAAAGATGGATTTTCTGTATGGTTTCCAAAGGATTTGTCACCGAACCTGCCCATAAACCATTCACAATCACTCGTGTCATGGTGGATAAAAGCGCAGGACCAACTTCTTCCAGCAATTTCATCGGTATTTTTTCGCGCAACCATGCTATCATAGGTTCTCTAGAATATCCACGTGAAATCGTAGTCGAAATCGCCAATGATTTATGCAATCCGATATTTGCGCCATCCGGGGTATCAATCGGGTCTATAAACCCCCATTGAGAACAATGCAATACACGCGGTCCCACTAATTTTGCACTGGAATCCAGTGGTAGATTTGTTTTGCGTAGGTGTGAAATCGCACTGTTAAAGGAAAGTCGGTTTAGATCTTGAACCACACCAATACGTTTTGTATGAGCTTCTGAGCCCCAATTTCCTTTGAATGCTTTTTTGAAGCCGATTTCGACATATCGTTCTTTAAGAATATCGCGATAATTCTGTTGAATTAATCCAGGTAGGTTCTCGGCATACAAACTTTTGTTATAGTAGAGTCGTTTTTCAAAATCCAAATGAATTTGTTTTTGTTGAATTGTATAATATTCCCGAAATAAATCATAGATGAGAGAACCTACTAATTCCACTCTTTTGTATTTGAAATTATCTCTATCGGTGGGTTGTTCAATACCCGTATAGACAGATAACAACCGGAAAACAATATAACCCAAATAATACGCTTTTTGAATGAAATTAAGTTCTCCAACATGGGGTAAAAAGAAGTCCGATAATACTTCCAATGCATACGTAACAGTTCCATATTTCGTAAGAGTGGCAATATAAATCAATGCGGTCTGTTGTGTCATAATTCCACCGGCATCATGTACGGAGGGTATAAATAAATCCATCATCGATTCGTATTTTTCCAAGTCTAACAAACACATGGTAATAATATCTTTGTCACTTATAATACCGAGTGCGCGAAAAACTACAAAAAGGGGGACTGGATTTCTCACATTTGGGATATTGACAACCATATTATGAAAGGTATATTTTTTATTGGGCGTTTTTATTTTTACGGACAATGTCCGGATTGGTTTGGACGCGTTCTCCGAAACAGAACGTATTTCCGCAGAATACAAATACTTTTCATCATCTACTTTACGAATATAGAGCATATTGTCCCCGAATTTTTCTTGTGGAATCACTGTTTTTTCTTTTCCATCAATAATAAAATAGCCTCCATTGTCGTTTTTACATTCTCCCATGGAGAACCGAACTTCGCGCGGTAATCCTGCGAGAACACAGTGTTCAGATTGAACCATAATAGGAAATTTACCAAGATATATTTTCTCGAGAACAACCGTACGGATTTGTCTATTTTGACCGACGATGGATCTTTCAGTGGCTTCTTTGAGTTGTGTTGCCATCGCAGGGGTCATTTCCACTTCGACGGAACGAACCCGCTTTTTTCTTTCCACTTTTTTTGGACCACCGCCCTCCATGGCTTTCTCTAGACTCTCCAATTCCTCTTTTTCGAACATATCCATCGAACGTTCTTTGAAATTCCCGGCTTTTTGTTCGCGTTCTTCCATATGTTCCGTTGAATAATCTGTATTTTCAAGTTCTAGATGTTTTGAGGAAGCGCCGACGCCGCCTCCGTCCACTTTCTCCAACATATCGACACTCAATGCGAAAGGTTGTTCTCCATCCTCTAAAATATCAATGAAATCGATTTCAATATCATAATGAATTGTCATACCATAGGTCATATTACGCAGACGTGCTTCATTGGGAAACATATAATGGGAATTATCATTGTCATAAATCACAGGTTTTCCAAAATATATTTTGTCGCCTTTTTTCCCACCAAAATACATAACACATTGGTGTCTAAAATCTTGTATTGTTTCATCAAATGCGGAATTTATAACGATGGGGTTTTTTTCTTTGAATATTTGGAAAATACCGGTTTTGAAAAAATCATTGTATGATTCGATATGATGTCTTACTAAACATTGAGGATTATCTTGAAAATAGGAATCTATAATCTTCCATGTAGTTTCGTGGTCCATAATGTATTATATTATATACTAACAAAATACAATATCTGTTTATTCCTATTCCTTTCATAAATATATTATTGTCTGTTCGAGAACACGAATGTTCTCAAAGGTGTGTCATAATCTAATAATAAAAATAGTAATAAAATGTAAATGGATATATATCAAATTTCACTCATCGCAGGTACGCCGATTTGTGCAGCTATTGGCTATTTATTCAAATACTTTTTGGACCGTAGAGGAGAATATGTTAGAAAAATAAATAATTTGAAATTAGACGATGTGAAAATGAAACTCAAAAATTTTTATTATCCTATTCACAATAATCTTTTGAGAGAAAATATCATATGGAATAAAATACTAAGTTTTTACCGTTCGAACAGTGTAAATAGTAATGAATTATATAATAAACTATTTTGGGAATTAGATAAAGAAATGTTAGAAATTCATTTAGAAAATCAAAAAATAATAAAAGATAATATCGTAGAAATACATCCAGATGATTGTCTTACAGATGCGTTAATGAAATACGATGAACATGTTACTATATATAATATTATTCGTAAAGTGGATACAGAGAGACCCAATGATATGGATGATGTAAAATGGCCAAGTGCATTTGGTTCCAATTATCCAACCGAAATTATAGATTTAATCGAAGAAAAATTACAAATACTAAAAGAAAGCCAAGATAATCTTATCTATTCATTTGTATAATATAGATATTTTGTAAAATATACGTTTTGTAAAATAGAAATTGTTAGAAATACGTTCTCAAAAACAAATGGATATTTTGTAAAAAGAATAATTCCAATAACTTTAGATAACTTTCTAACAATAACATATAGCACATAATATGGCTTCCGTTCTCGATACTATTTATGGTCCCTTAAGCAAGAAATACTGTTTTTACTTTTATATTCTCTCGGTATTTGGATTTATTTCATTGGTTCTTTTAGTTGTATCTTCACTTGTTATTGGAATTAGTCAGAAGAAAGGCCCTCTCTTTTATGTACAAACTATATCTGTTGCTATTGTGTATGGTATGCTTTATTTACAAAATAGATTGCTATACAATATGTGCAGCCACTCTCTGTGATATGGAATGATATAGAATCACTGATAAAAAGGAAAAAGAAAGGAAAAATAAAAAATAAGAAAAGAAAAGAAAAAAAACAGAAATGAAAAAAAGAAAACATTTAGTAAATATTATATAAATTAAATGCTTGTTCAAGATATAATATAATAAAAAATTAATGGATATTCTTTATTATAGCAACTATTGTAAACATTCTCAAAAAGTAATTCAATTTTTAGCAAAAAACAATTTGACAAATAAATTGAATTTTATATGCATTGATAAGAGAA